CCCTCTTCTTACTAGTGCGTCTCTTTTCTGAAGCTTTCGTTTTGCTAACTCGTCTCTTTACTAAAGCTTTCGTTTTGCTAACGCGTCTCTTTGCCGAAGCCCTCTTCTTACTAACTCGTCTCTTTGCAGTAGCCTTTTTTCTGGAACTTCTTTTTGCTGAAGCCCTCTTCTTACTAACTCGTCTTTTTGCTGAAACCTGTTCGTTACTAACGCGTCTCTTTGCCGAAGACTTCTTACTAACGCGTCTCTTATGAGAAAAGTCTTTTGTAGAACGTCTTTTTGCAGGTTGTTTACGTTTTGACCGCGTACTTGCCGCACCTATCTGTTCAGATGACGAATCGAATGATGACGCAGATTCAAAGATAGGTAGTAGTCCACCTAGTCGTTTAGAGGACATAACAAAGTCATCTCGCTCTACTCTAAAATTAACAGAAGTCATACGAGAAACAATTGTATCTAACTTTTTTGGATTAATCACCACATTCTCGCTCGATTCTGATAGTAAATCTCGAAATGATCTGATAAGATTGGCGAGAGCATTCGGCAAACCAAATGGATAATTTCTCAACACAGCGCTTTTAAATGCCTTTGGATCAACCCCTAATCTCTTGATCTTATTCAGTGTATCATTCCCATTCAGGAATCCCATCAATTCTTCCTCTTCAACCTCTCGTTTCTTGGCATCTCTTTCTTTTGTCCTCTTTTGGGCACCTGTAAGCTTTGCAGCAGCCACGACAGCTTTTGCAACCGTTCTCATACCTAAACTCGAAGAAATCATTGCCTTGTATAAACTACTGTTGCTTTTGTTTTTATTTAAACTTGCATTGCTATCAGGGGAACTACGTTTTGGCATTAGGAGTTTTATACAGTTAGTACAGAATTTTATTTTTTTGCTATTATGACGAAAAATAAACCAATAAAAAAATGAAGAAAGAGGTAGATATTGACATTGATATGGGGGACTACAAAGTATACGTGTTTGACTTGGACAATACATTGGATCTTCATTATGTTGATTACGATTATAAACAAGAGTACACAAGAAGAGTACAAGAGTTTCTAGAAGGTTTGTATGCGAAAGGAAAAATAATTTGCTTGGCAACACATAATAACAATCCTCACAATACATTAGTTCGTATGGGTATTTATAAATATTTCCAGGAAATTGTATACGAAAATAAGAAATTAAATCCAGATGTAAATACGGTTGAAGAGTACACAAGCAAAGGAGATATGGTTCTAGAAATTATGCACAGGAGAGGAGTAAAGAGAGGAGAAATAATCTTTTTTGATGATTTAAATTATAATGTAGACATTGTAAAGAGCTTAGGAGTGCACGCATTTAAAGTATCACCTGAACTCGGAATCGAGTTTTCTAATCACAATTTCTAAAAACATTTTTTATTGTCTTATTATATAAAAATGATTGAAAATTTTGTATCCACCTTATTTGGAGGTGCGCCACAAACTGGTGGAGTTGACAAGAAGTATTACAACAAGCAACGACGATCAAGTCTTGGCGATGCTTCAGGTCCAGTTGTAGCACATTGCCGAAGGGGTTATCACATGAGCCCAAAAGGAAAATGCATGAAAACGCGTTCCCCTAAGCGACGTAGTTCACCAAAAAAGCGCAGTTCCCCTAAGCGACGTAGTTCACCAAAAAAGCGCAGTTCCCCTAAGAAGGCAATCCAGCCACGTTCAATGAACTCTTGGTTTGATGCACATTATCCATCTATGAGAATGGCTCTTGTTGCAAGATATGCTGCAAGAAAGGGGTATCTTACTACAGATGCTATCAAGCAAGCTGTTAAACGCGCCCGTGCTGAAGGAAAGGTCACCGTTACACTTCTTCATATGCCCCATATGGGTCCTGCAGCGGCACAAAGGATTTACAATGCTTATCATGGATACTAAACAAATTTCTTCAGCAATTAAGCCCCAATCAACTCTACTCATTAGGTAAAATTGATTGGGGCTTAATTACTCCACTATGGGATTTTAATCATTTTTAATATCGATTGCCTTTACTCGCTTTACTATCCGAACCATGGACTCATCCAAGCGATTCGTGTCAAGTTCATATCGAGTCCAAGCTCGTTCCATAATTTCTTCATACTCTCGCTTTCGTTTCTCAATCAGTTTTGTCGTCATCATCGTATAAGATGAAATATCTAATTTAATTCAATTTTTTTACATTAGTGCTTGTTGGAAATACAGGATGACATTACTCATGCGGTGCTGTTTACTTGGTATTTTATAATAATTTTTTATAATTTATAGAAAATTATAACAAATTACAAAAAACACACAAAATGAGTCCATCTCTACGAACTCCGGAACAGCTCTACAGATGATCTACGAACAGAATGGTCGTACTACGAACACTACGAACAAATCGGGAGAGTTTTTTAGAATTTTTTAAAAACTCCCCCAAGGAAAAAAAGAAGAGCTGGGGGGGGGAGTTTTTCTACAGAGAAAAGTTTCAACATCTGTTCGTAGAGATTTTTATCGACTCAACGTGTTTTTCAACTTTCGATTTTGTCGACTCAAAAACGTTCCTCTACGAACACTACGAACGCTCTACGTAGATCCCGGAACAGCTGTTCCGGGAGATAAGATTCTATAACGGGATTTAAATAAGAGTGCTTTATATACCATAGATTTTAAATAAGACAAAAGGATGAATCAGTCATCAGTGACTGTAAGACGAAGCCATCCTCTGTATTTTGTGTTAATGAATGAATTATTATCTTGGAAATTGTAGTTAATGGTGGGGTGTTTTTCACAGGTTAATGTATTTGATAATTAGTGCTCTTTTTTTTGGGGGGGGGGGTTACACGTTAGAATCAGTATCATCGGATATTGCAAGATGAAGCCAACCCCTATATTTTGTGTTGTTGAAGGAATTGTTGTCTTGGAATTTGTGGTTTATAGTAGGATGTTTTTCTTTGATCCACTTTTGGACTTCGTCTTTTAATTGGGCTTTCTTCTTGTTACTAAATTTAGTGTTGAGACTAGTCCCTATAATGTCAAATAGAGATTTTGCTTGTAGAATAGCGTCTTGTTTATAAACAACATTTTCCTCAAGCCAGCTATAAACTGCACTGTTCTCTTCGCGGTATGCATTTGTTCTAACTTTGACTTCAATAGGTTCAGGTATAGTTTTAAAGTAATAGTCAATGAGTATATTCATAAATGTTTGACGCCAAGTTAAGTCCTCGCGCATTCGAGATGGAAGGGTCCTATCTAGCATGTACTCGTTCTCTTCTTTTGGGTCGTCAACAAAACGTGAAGGAAAGTCAATGACTCGTATACGTCTCCATAAAGCGGTGTCTTCTCCTTTAATCTCAGGAAGTTCATTGCAAGCCAAGAACAACTTTGCTTCCATGACAAAAGAAACACTGTCTTGATACAGACCTCTTGCTACAATTTCTTCGCTACTTGTCAATTCTTTTAAAAGGCCAATGTTAATTTTTTCACCATCTTCAGGTTCACTCAAGAACGCAAATCGTTTGCTCATCAATTTTATCTTTTCGGTATTTGCCTCGTTTGCATTATTTCGCTTTCTTGTCAACAATGTGACTTCTACCTTTTCACCAAGTTCACCAATGGTAGCTTTCATCAAATTGAGGAGCTGACTTTTTCCGTTGGCACCATCACCAATAAACATCAGGAAGTTGGTATTAGGGATGTCTGCGTTGAGGCATTCGCTTAATTTTTTCAAAACGTAATCTCTAATTGCCGCATTTGGAAGAATATTATTGATGAACGTATGGACTTCTTTATTGTCTACTTTTTTGTTGTAATTAAATCCAGTGGTGAGATTTATATAATCTTCCTTTTTTGTTTTACGAAATTCACGATTCAAGAGGTCATAAACGCCATTTTTAAAAGGAACCAAATGGTTTTTGCTATTTAATTTTTTGAAAAATTCGTCATCGATATAAAATAATTGAGCATCTTTTAAAATTTCATCCTTCAATGTTGGCTTATTAATGTTAGTAATGAGCTTTTTTATGTTTTTTATAATACCTTGTGACTGAGGATCTGTTGGCTTATCTTCATAATAAGCCTTGATTTTATTAAATGTGGTACACAACTCAAGAGTATGCAATTTAAAATTTAATGATTTTTGGTCATGAACCCACTTGTGTGTATTGAAAAAATACCAATCATTTCCTGTGAAAACATAGTCTTTGTAAATATTGTGCATAAGTTCTGCTAATTTAGTAATCTTGTGTCCATCTAAACATTCATTAATTATTTTTAAAATCTTTTTGTCTTTAATAATGTTTTCATCTAGCTGGACATCACAACTGAAGTCTTCAGTATTATTGTAAATATTGATTATATTGTTTATAGTGCCAATTTGATAATTTGCCCAAAAGCTATTAATATTTTTGAATTTTGGGTCAACGGGTATAATTTGTTTTTTAGGAAAAACACTTTGACACACAATACACTTCATGCAATAACCGGTATTACTTATTTGATGCTCAATTTTGCATTGTTGACAAGTGCCGTTTAATGCTCCAACAAGAGCTTGATTTGATAAATTTCCGCGGAAAATCATTTCTTTACTGTCAAAAGTCACATGTTCAACATGGGCGTCATAGTTTTCTGTAATATAGTTTCGACATTCAACGATTGCTTTGTCAATTAATTCAAGTTCGTGCTTGTTAACCCGTAAGCATTTCTTTATAATTTCATTAAGTTCCTTTGGGTAATTCTCTAGTTTAACTTCCAAGTATTTGTGGTCATTGCATTCTGGGTCGTGGCACTTTTGTTTGGAACTTGTGGTATCTATGACAATGTACTGATTATTCGAACGATGTTCACGGGAGATTTTATTACAAAATTTTTCATACAAAGCAACAATGATGCAATTATATTCTTTGTCAATAAATACATCACGTATTTTGTTCGGAGTGTGATGGTAATCTTTGTGAATGAATTTTTTGATGAATTCCTTGTCAGCGTCAGACAGTTCTTCAGGTGTATTTACGGTAATTTCATTTTCGTTAATTTCAATGGGAGCAACCTGTGTTTCTTCCACAATATTATGAATGACATGCGGCAGGGTATGATAATATCCAACAAACGAGAACAGTTCATCAAATGAGTTGCTGACCGCAGATTTAACAAAAGGTCTGTCTTCTCCCTGTTTAGAACTATGCAAAGTGCGGAAAAGACCTTCGCGATATACACTATCGTCAACAATTTGCTTATCAAAGTTCAAGTCTTTAACAAGAGATTTTAAGAGAACCACGTTATTAAAGAGTACAAGATTGTCGTCATTTGTAGTGAACTGTAAAATAATATGAAATGAGCGTTTAACAGAGTTGTGAGATTCCAAGACAACACGCTGAATCTTGTAGTTCATAAATTGCTGCATAGAAGAAATCTTGACTTGCAGCAATTCAATGATTTCATCCGGATTATCAAAATATGGTGAGTTCTCTTTTATGTCAATATCAAAAAACAAGGGTACGGGAATATCACCTGGAATAAATTCGTAAAAGTTTTTTAGTTTTGATGTCTTAATCAAATTGAGGAATTGAGCGTAATTATCCAAAACGAAGTATTGAAATATGTTTCGATTACAAATTATTCGATTCGAGTTGTAAATTTTCTTTCGAACAGTTTCTTTAGATTTATAATATTGAAGTTTCATATTGTTTATTCTTATTACAATATGAAGTATATTTTTAAATATTTATTTAAACCAAAGTAATCGGTAACTGTTATTTTGTTTGAATGTAAGTAATGCAAATTGGGTTTGCCTCGATGTTCTACGTGTTCTGGCTTGCAATGAATTGCCAGAGATTAAAGGTGAAGATACAGCTCTTTGGAGACGTATCCGTGTGATTGATTTTCCATCGCGATTCGTTGATGATCCAAAAGAAAGTAACGAGTATAAAATAGACAGAACTCTACCCTCACGGATGCGGGAAGACATTTCATGGAGACAAACCTTTATCAATATACTCCTAAAATATTACTATGAAGATGTGCGGGAGCCCTTGGAAGTGCAAGTCAAAACAAATGAGTACCGGCAAGAGAATAATGATTTTTACAATTGGATGGATGAAAACATAGAATCAAATGAAGGGTCATTGTTGCAAGTAAAAGATGTTTGTCAGCTTTATTTGAACAAAACAAAAGTTCATTCAAAAGAAGCAAGCAAAATAAGGTTAGCAACTGTTATTACTTTTAACTGTCACACACTGACATTTAAAAAAACTGAAAATAAACCTATTTAAAAGGTATGAAACGACACATCTTATGAATGGAGAAGAATTTGTTAAG